CGCAAGTGACCAACTGGCAAAACCGTGATTTCGCCCTCGTTTCACCCGGTGGCGGTGGCGGTGGATCAGCAAACGAATTTGACCCGACAGGTGCATTGGCTGGAGGAGCACTCGGAGACCCAAATGGTTTTGCATTCGACGCAAGCGGGAACGCAATCACCTTCAATGGGACAAGTTTAAGCGTTGACGCCGCAACAACGCCAAAGATTTCAGCAACCGCAGAAGGTTTCAACTTTTACGGATTCGGTGGAGCAGGAGGTGCAGGTGTTTACGCCAACTACCCAAACAACAGTTTCACGCGAGGCGGTGACGGCGGACATGGGAACCCTGGATGCGGTGGCGGTGGCGGTGGCGGATGTTTGGTTTCAACCCAGCAAGCAGACCCAGATGGAGTAGGGATGCGAGCAGGATCAGGAGGCAATGGCGGAGCCGCGTTTTTACTTTTGATGCTCCGCAAATAGCCATGCAACAGGTCTCCAACAACCTCCTCGCTGACGCAACCACAGTCGGCAAGCAGCTTTTGAGCGCAGCCGACGCGACCGCCGCAAAGGCCGCGCTCAATCTCGCAGCGGTGGCCACCTCCGGCAGCTACAACGACCTCGCGGACAAACCAACCGGAGGAGGGACGCCGCCACAAATCAATCTCTACACCCTCACAACTCACCCGTCCGGCACGGCAACTTGGACAAAGCCAACAGGAGCAAAATCCGTAAACGTGCAGATGTTCGGAGGAGGGGGAGGAGGAGGGAGTGGACGCAAAGACGCATCCTCCAACGTCGTGCATTGTGGAGGAGGCGGAGGAGGTGGAGGCAGTTACCTCAACGTAACGCTACCCGCTGCCGCTCTAGACTCAACAGTCGCCATCACGATCGGAGCCGGTGGCCCTGGTGGCAACGGACAAACCGCAACCGCTAATGGAGTCGACGGAACCAACGGTTTCAACTCGGCCTTCGGAACCTTGGTCGCCACAGGAGGAGGAAGAGGAATAGGCGGTTCCATCACGCTCGGAAGCGGAGGAGCCGCCGCACTTAACTCAAATGCAGGGGCGAGCGCAGCGGTCAACGGTGGTGCCGGAGCCATCGGCAACCCGAACGCGCAAAATGTCGCGTGGAGCTATGGTGGCGCAGGAGGAGGGGCAGGGGGGGGGATTTCGACAGGGAACGCACCTTTTTTCGGAGGCAACGGAGGTCGCTCGAATGCACTCAACGCGCTAGGAGGGGGAGCCGGAAACACCACAACCGCAATCAACGGGGGCAACGGAACCGCCAACTCCAACGCCGAAATCGGTTTTCTCGCGTCCGGATCGGGAGGAGGAGGAGGCGGAGCGCAACTAACCGCGGACGGAGGAATAGGAGGAGCAGGAGGTTTCCCAGCCGCTGGAGGAGGAGGAGGAGGAGCAACCCAAACAGGTTCGCAATCCGGCGCAGGAGGAAACGGAGCCGCCGGAATGGTAATGGTCACAACCTATTTTTAACCCATGAAATACATAATCGCCCGAATCTTTGAACCGTCGACATGGAGAGGACTCGTAAGCCTCGCAACGCTTTTTGGTCTAAAAATCGCGCCAGACCAAGCCGACGCTGTTTTAACCGCCGGAGTCTCTCTCTACTCAGCCATCAACATTTTCCGTCGCGAAAAATGACCATCGCCGCCGCTGACATCCTCGACATTGTCGCCGCCCAAGGCCCAGTCGCCGCCGTACTCGCCGCCGGCCTTGTGTGGTTGGCGCGACGGTTGAACGAGTCGGAAGCCAAAGCCGACCAACGCCTAAACGCGATGGAATCAAACCACGACCGCCGCATCGACGCCGTTGAACGTCGCGCAGCCGCGTGTGAGGAAGACCGCGCACGCCTTTGGGGCAAACTCGCCGAGCTTTTCGAGAAATGACGCTCTCCCCCGAAGGCCGGAAGCTTCTCCTCGATTTCGAAGTCGGGGGAGGTGAACCATACTACCGCAAATTTCTCCGGTTTCCGACTTGGCCAGGCGAAGCCTCCGGCGTCACGATCGGTATCGGTTTCGACCTCGGATTCAACACCGCGCCGCAGTTCGCGGAAGCTTGGCAACGGATTCTTGCCGACGACAATTTCGCGACCCTCTCGCGCAGCCTCGGAATCACCGGCGCAAAAGCCCGCCACCTACTGGCCAACGATGGGCAACTCCGCGACGTTGAAATCCCGTGGGAAAAGGCCGTCGACGTTTTCGAGCGAATCACCGTCCCAAGATTCTACCTCGCAGCACTCCGCATCTACCCTCAACTGCTCAACCTTCCGGACGCCGCACGCGATGCCCTGGTGTCTCTCGTTTTTAATCGCGGCCCCGCTCTCGCCGGAGACCGACGCGCCGAAATGGTAGGCATTCAAAATGCACTCCGCGACGGTCGCGTTTACGACATTCCCGCGTTACTCCGCTCCATGAAACGCCTGTGGCCCAACACTTTAGGATTGCAACGCCGCAGAGAAGCCGAAGCCGCACTCTTCGAGAAGGCGATTGCATAAACGCCGCATTCGCAACGGTTTCCGGAGCGCATCGCAAACCGCTCTCCTTGTGGTATTTGTGCCGACTGCGTAAGCGGCGCATTCACAACGGTTTCCGCTTGTAGCTTGCAAACGCTTAGATTCAAGCCGTTTACAGATTAACCACCCGCCGAAACCTCACTTTCGACGGGTGGCCCCCAGACAACGCCGAAGCGCATCTCAAAAAATCTTCGCATTTCGCGATTTATTTTCAACCCTCACCGCAAGTAGCTACTGTCGTGCGGTTTACAGAGTGAAGAAAAAGAAAAAAAGATTTGCAGTCTGAAGGGGAATCGTGTTGAATAAAAACCGTCGGGGGCGCGGTAGTCTCCGACGAAACCCCAAACCAAAGACAACATTATGACCCTCGCCGAAATCATCACTAAAGTTCTCACCAACCCCCAACTCAACGTCGTCCTCACCGAGGATGGGTTCGATTGGATGCCAACCGACTTTTCGGGGGAAACTCCGTTCCTAGACATAGCCAATCAAGAGGGACTCTACAACATGGCGGGGAACGCCGACCCGCTCACTGTCATCGACGGACTCGCCGAGTACATCACCGACAACATCCGCGAGTGGATTTGTGACGCCATCGACAACGAGCAGGACGCCCACGAACCAGACGATGAACGCATTGGATTTCTCGGACTGCTCCTCGAAAAGTTCTAAGCCGCCGACAACCTCATCGAAACCCCCAACCTCACCTCACACCATGACAATCAACACCCCTACGTTTCAAATCGGAGACGCTGTAAGTCACCGCACTTGGACTGACATCAAGGCAGGATTTATCGTTGCCGTCTCCAAAAGCGGCAAAACGGTTACCTTTCAAGCGGCAAAGCAGGAACTGCTCAATGGTCCTGACTCGGGAGAGCCGGATGCTCTTGAAGTCTCCATTGGAGGATTCTTCGCGCACACATCAGGTCGGCAACGCTATGCGGTTTCTGCCGACACGACTGGGTACAAGCAGAAGTTCACCCTGCGCTCAAACGGGCAATGGAAGGCTGCACGCAGTAGTTCGCACTCAATCGGAAACGTGCTGATCGATGGGCACCACCCCTACTACGACTACAACTTTTAAGGTCGAAACCGGGGCGACCCGGTCTGCCAGTGATGCTGGCACTGAAGAGACCAAAACAAACCAAACCTCACACCATGGCCGGATACTCTGGATTCTCAAAATCGAACAACGCCGTCGCTGCCGAAGCAAGCGGACGCCACCCCGCAACCGCAACCGCTCGCCTTTTGGGCGTCCCTGTTGCATGGGTAAAACTTCAACGAACCACCGAATGGCACCACACTTCGAGCTGGTACAACTCGACCGACTATTACGACCTTGAACAACTCGCGGAGCACCTCGCAACCGAGGAAGGACAAGAGCAACTCGCCCAGGTTAAAGCGGAGGCCGCCGTTCAGAAGAAAAAGCCCGAAACCGTGATCGCAGGCGCAATCGTGCTTTGGCTCGAATGGACCGGCACGCGCAACCACCCGCGCGCCATGGAACGCCGCGCCGAAAACGCCACCGTGACCGATCGGGGAGGAAAGTTTGTCGAAATCAGCCTCCCCGACGGCACAACTTTCAAAAAGGGGAAGACAACCAACGGATTCCGCGTGTTCAAGGCCGGAAAAGAAATCTTGTTTTAACCACACTTTGCGACGGAGGAATAGAACCGGAGGAGAACTCCGGCGGGGGCGATGGCTCCTTCATTGAACACCTCCGGCGCACCCTCTCACCATGACTGACAAACAACTCGCCCCGCTCCTTTTCACGTTCGCCGCCTTCGACGCGGTGGCGATTTCTCAAACAAACGAAGTGGCCTTCCAAATCGCGCTGGGAATCCTCCTCTTGGTTTCCTATGCGGTCGGATTTCTGGCCGCGTTCGGCGAACCTCACGACCAATGAACGCTGACCTCGCAAACCTACTCAGTAAACACGAACACCAAATCGACGCCGCGTTTCGCACCGGCGACAAACTCACAATTGCCAATGCCTACCTCGCCGTCACCATCGACCCTCCCGCGCATTGTCGCCGATGCGGAAACCCCCGCCCCCGCGTGCAGGGACGGCGCCTATGTTTCAGATGCGGGAAAGCGGAGTTCGCAACCCGCCGCCCTCGTAGCCATTGACCCCGGCGTCAACGGAGGACTCGCCTGGTCCGACGTCGACCTCGGAGCAAACGCAACCCGAATGCCGGAAACCGACGGGGACATTCTCGACGCACTCCGAAAACTCCGCGACGCCGGCGCCCGCCGGATCGTCATGGAACTACCCGCAAAAGCTATTTTCGGAGCCGGCCATTCCTCGCTCGCCGTCCTGCACCGAAACGTCGGATTCATTCAAGGCGTCGCGATGGCCCTTGGCTTCGAGCTTCACCTCCTACCTCCGCAAAAATGGCTTGCCCGCCTAAGCCTCAAAAAGCGTCCAGGCGAGGAACAGCGCCACTGGAAAAACCGCTTAAAGGAAGAAGCCCAACGCCGATTCCCTAACCTCCGCGTCACGCTCAACACCGCCGACGCCCTTCTCATTCTCGCATCGCAGCAATAACCCCAAACCAAAACATGGAAAACCAAAAACTAGCCCTCTTCCAGGGTATCACCAACCCCATCGAAGCCGCCCAGCAACTCGGAGAAGCCTTCGCCGCCTCCGGTCTGTTCGGATGCTCAAAACCGCAACAAGGCACCGTCCTAGCGATGCAATGCCTCGCAACCGGAATGTCGCCGTTCGAACTCACCCAAACCTACCACATCATCGACGGAAAGCTCTCGATGAAATCCGACGCCATGCTGGGGCGCTTCCTCTCAGCCGGCGGAAAAGTAGTGTGGGGAACCCGTACCGCCGAAAAAGTCGTGGGGCGCTTCATCTATCGCGACAACGACCTCGAAATGTCGCAGACGATGCAGGAACTCATCGCCTCCGGAGTCGCCATGCACAAAGGCGAACTGAAGGACACCTACCGCCGCCACCCGCGCCAAATGCTAACAGCGCGCCTAATCTCGGAAGCCGTCCGCCTTCTCGCGCCTGAAATCGTCTCGGGATGCTACACTCCCGAAGAAATCGGCGACTTCGGAAGCGAGACGCTACCCCCAGCGCCCCCCAAACCGGAACCACCGAAAACGGAGGAACCCAAAAAGGCCAAAGCGCCAAAAGCGCCCCCAACCATCGAAGCACAAGCGGAGACGGTGGCCACCTCGGAGGCGCCCGCGGATCCGGAGACGGAGTGGAAAACTCTCCTCGCGGAGCACTACGACCTCGCACTGCACTTTTTCCACGCAACCGGCGTCCTCAAAGACGCGCAAAAACTTCAGCACCTCCCCGACACCTACAAAACAGCAACGCGCACCAGGACAGCCGACCTTATCGCTAAAATCTCCAAAAAGTAACCCGCCATGTTCAAACCAGATCGCAACGCCCCAGCCAACGGAGGCTACCTCAAACAAGCCGGAATCTTCGCCGCCGTCATTCGTTTCCCCGAAGAAATCGAATGTATGCAAAGCGGGGAAACCAAGATTCGACTCCGCTTCGAGACCGAGCACGGAACCGCAACGGACGATTTCATCAACATGGAAAAGCTCTGGTGGAAGCTGAACGTACTTCTAGCAGCCGCCGACCCCACCGGAACCCTGATTCCAATCTCCGACGGAGCCGACCTCGACTTCTCCCACGAGAAAAACTTCATCGCGTTCGTTAAGCACTTCGACGGGAAAGCCGTGCGTTTCGCGCACTTTGAAGAGAGCTACACCAAAAAGGACGGGACGACCGCGACATCCTGGAGGGTTCGACCGCTCGACCCCCGCAAGCACCACGCCGAGCAACTCACGAAAAAAGCACTCGCGCAGGTGACAGACCCAGCGCCGGCACAACCGGAAGAACCCGACGAAATCCCATTCTAACCTATGCTTACCGATTCAGACCGAGCCGAAATCTTGGCCATGATCCGGGACGAAATCGTCGACGCAGCCCCCCCGAAAGGCGGGGGCGCACTAGACGACCGCAGCCCCGCAGCCCTCACCTTCGAAATCCGTTTTCTAAGACGCGAACTTGAAGCCCTCACCAAACAACTCCACAGCATCCAGACATCCGCAGAATGAACCCAGACCCGACACTAAACGAAGCGCAAGAGATTCTCCGCCAATGGGCCGACGCCCGCGGAATCCTCGCGCACTCCACCCCGCAAGCCCAGGCTCTCAAACTCGTCTCCGAAGTCGGAGAACTGGCCGACGACCTCGTCAAAGGAAACGACCCAACCGACGCTCTCGGTGACGTTTTCGTTTGCCTCACCCTAACGGCGGAATTGCTAGGGATTCAACTCAACGACGCCGTCCTCACCGCATGGCATCAGATCAAAGACCGGCAGGGGCGCATGGTCGCCGGAGGCGCATTCGTAAAGGAGGAAACAAAATGAGAGAGACCCTTCCCGCCTACCTTCGACGGATGTTCGAAGGACTGAACCTCGCCAACGAACTCCGCGACTGGAACTATTTCGCAGCATTGCAGGAGATGTCGTTCTCCGCATTCGCCAACGCGGTGGAACAACGAATCGGGACGTTCGCCGAACACCCGCGCCAACTGGCCATCCAACTGTTCGCACGCCGAGCCGTTGAGTTAACCGGACGAGCAATCCAACACGGACACCAAAACCCAACCGAGTTTCTCGCGATGGTCGCCGAGCTTGAAGACGCCATCACCAACGCGCCTCGACTCGACCCCGACAAAATCGAAATCCTCGAAACTAACGAAACCGACCGCCGCCAATGGATCACGCCAGGATGCTGGCTCCCATCCGGACACAGTCTCGCAATCCTGCCTCACAAATGAGCACCAAAGACCCACTCGATATCCTTGAACCTTTGGCGCAACTCGCCGCCAAACAAATCGACGCCGAATGCTTGGTGATCCTCGCCCGAAAGCAGGGGAAAACCTTGGTTGTCGCCGAGGGGGACAACTGGCAACCACTCATTCTCAGAGTGGGTGCCGCGCTTCTTAGCCAAACAGCCGATACACAAGATGCCTAAAATCTACCTTAAGAGTTTCCTTCAATGGATTCCGGCAGCCGACGAACTTCCGAAGCGCGACGTTCCCGTCATCGTCGCCGTCACCGCCGGAAAACAACGGTTCACCGCCGTCTCTCACCGCATGAGTAGGGGGTGGAGTGGACTCACCGGCTCCGCATCCGTGACACAATGGGCGCACCTTCCAACCCCGCCCCTCGATCCCAATGAAACCTAAGACCATCGCACGCGTTATCGGCTTCGTGTTTTTCGCCCTCATCGCCGCACTCACCGTAGCCACAAACAGAGACAAATGACCGACGACCAAATCAACGCCGCCATCGCCGAGCTTTACGGATGGCCCGCGGACTTCTGCGGATGCCTTAACGCCATGCACGAAGTGGAGAAGTCTATCCCGCATGAGCTTTGGGCTTGTTTTTACAACCAACTCGCACGGATCACAAAAGCGGAGCAATCGGACGACAGGGGATTTTTCTGCGCCACCGCACGTCAACGAGCAGAAGCGTTTCTTCGCGTGATGGGCAAGTGGCCAACTAACGGTGACCATTTGCATGGCACCACGAAAAAGGTCGGGGAGGTGACCAAATGAGCAACCTTCAATCCATCGCCCCCAGCATCCTCGCCGGAATGCTCGACCAGATCGCAATCGATACGCAGCCAATCTTCCGGCCCTACCTCATCGAAGCCGCCCGACGATTGCAGCAGATGCCGGTGTACGGGGGAGCCGTCGCAATCCCCGACGAACTCCGGCGCAACGGATCGCCCGACGAAATCATCGCTCGCCTCACCGAGCAAAACCACCAACTCCAAAACGCCCTCAGACTAGCAAAAACACCGGATGCATGATCTCGGAGCAGATCAAAAACCCCACATGAACAGAATCGAATTTGGAGACTGCCGCGAAACGATGCGGAGATGGAAAGAACAGGGCGTGCAAGCGCAGATGTGCGTCACCAGCCCGCCCTACTTCGGTCTGCGCGATTACGGACACGATGGCCAAATCGGCCTTGAGCAAACGCCTAACGAATACATCACCGCACTCGTCGATGTGTTCCGGTGCGTGCGCGATGTACTGGCAGACGACGGGACGCTATGGCTCAACATTGGGGATAGCTATGCGGCAGCGCGCGGAGGAACACACCAACCAGCGGAAACGCTTGGGGGCGGTAAAAGCGGGCGAATGCCAGACGGATCCATTGTCAATCGCGATAGATGCGCGGGGTACAATCCGACGCGGAACGCCGCAGCGATTGGATTAAAACACAAGGACCTGATCGGCATACCTTGGATGCTTGCCTTCGCACTTCGTGCGGACGGTTGGTATCTGCGACAGGACATCATCTGGAGCAAACCGAACCCAATGCCAGAGTCGGTGCGCGACCGTTGCACCAAGGCGCATGAGTACATTTTTCTTCTCTCCAAATCGGAGCGATACTTTTTTAACGGGACAGCAATCAAGGAACCGTCGATTTCAGAGGATGCACCGCCCCGCAACCGTCGCAGCGTCTGGAATGTCGCAACGCGCCCATACAAGGGCGCCCACTTTGCAACCTTTCCGCCGGATTTGATTGAACCATGCATCCTCGCGGGAAGTCGCGCGGGCGATGTCGTTCTTGACCCGTTTATGGGCAGCGGAACAACCGCACAGGTGGCTCTTGAGAGGGGGAGGCAGTATTTGGGGTGCGAGTTGAACGAGGATTACGGGAAGCTTCAAAACGAACGCGTCCAAAACACGATCGGCAAGCTGGAAAAAATCCACAGTCAAATGCCTTTGCCGTTATGCTAACACCCCTTGACCGAGCGCGCGCCTACGCCAACAAGGTGCCCGGAGCAGTTTCCGGCCAAAACGGACACTCGACAACCTACGACCTCGCCCGCGTCTTGGTTCACGACTTCGCCCTCCCCGAACACGACGCGCTCCAAATCATCACCGAGTGGAACGCCACCTGTTCGCCTCCCTGGTCGCAACGAGAACTCGAACACAAAATCCGACAGGCCGCCTCAAAACCTCACACGACCCCACGAGGCGCAAAGCTAGACCTCGCGCGGAACACCGTTTCCCCGACCGGACGCTTCATCGTTTCGCGATCCAGCGCGCCACCGGCCGACATTGCCTCCGGGGGCGCAAACCCCGCCGATGCAATCGCCCTCCTAAAAGCCGCCTTCGACCCCGAAGAAATCGTTTGTATTTGCACCCAAGCCGCCGAAGCCGAAGACGGGAAACACCGCCCAGGTTCGCACGGGACATTCAAGACCGCCGCTTGGTTTATCGAGCAGATCGAGAGCGGAACAAACCCCTTCACCGCCCCAAGCGCCGGGGGGCGCTGGATCCGAATCAACCCCTACAAAAGCGGAAGCACCACCGGCGCCGACCAAAACGTCGCATCATACCGCCATGTTCTGATCGAGTTTGACGACCTCCCCGAAGCCGACCAGCTCCACATCCTCCGCGCCTCAAACCTACCCCTGACGGCCATAATCTCAAGCGGGGGGCGCTCCTACCATGGATGGGTCAGAGTCGACGCCCCAGACCGACACACATGGGAAGCGCGACGGGATGCCATTTATCAATACCTTGAGGACGCCCACCCCTGCCCTGCCAACAAAAACCCAGGACGCTTTTCCCGACTGCCTGGCTGCGAGAGGGGCGCAGCCGTTCAACGCCTCATCGCCGGACGCACCGGCCCCGAATCTTGGGAGGAGTTTGAGGAATGGCTCCGCCGCCGAGACCTCCCGCAACTGTACCGGCTGGACGACGTTCAGAAGGTCGACATCTTCCCAGACCCGACTTGCATCTTGGGGGCGCGTTGGCTTTGCAAAGGCGGTTCGTTGACCATCGTTTCATCCTCCGGAGTCGGCAAATCCTCGTTCGTACTCCAACTCGCCGTCGCCCTCACAACCGCCGTCCCGTTTTTCGGCATCGCTCACCCCGACGAAAAACCACTCCGCGTGGGGCTGATCCAGGCCGAGAACGACTGGGGCGACATTCGCGAAGCCCTCGAGGGAACCCTTATCTGGCTTTGTTCAACAGGACGCGGGACGCGCGACATGGTTCCCAGAATGCAGGAAAACCTTCACTTTTTCCGAGAGAACACCAAGACCGGAGCCGCCTTTCTCGCGCTCCTCCGCCAACTCATCAAAGAGCACCGCCTCGACGTCATCATTCTCGACCCGCTGATGGCCTTCTTCGGGGACGACGTCGCAGATCAAAAGGCCATGTCCCTCTTCCTCCGGAACACGCTCCAACCGATTCTTGAGGAAACAGGAGCCGTCGTCGTCATTGTTCACCACACCGCCAAACCCAAACACGAACCCAACCGCAACGCCTCCGAAATCGCTTATCTCGGAGCCGGTTCCTCCGAGCTAACCAACTGGTCTCGCGAAGTGGCCGTCCTCCAGCGAGAGGGAGAGCGCAAAGACAAACGCGACCCCGCCTTCCGATTCACTCTTTGCAAACGGGGAAACCGCGCCGGCCTCGTCGACGACCAAGGCGAGAAGGCCACCGCCATCCGCATCGACCATGCGACCGAGGGGATTTTTTGGCGTTACGCAACGCCGCTTCCACCGGACGAAAAGCCCGACAAAAAAGCCGACGAAACCACGGGGACTTTCACCCCGTCGCGCACCTACAAAAGCCGCGTTCCTAAACGTCATCGCGACGACGCCGCAGAATAACACACCTAATAAATAAACCCACCCTCACCTCTTATGCCTCCCACCTCCCACCGCCCCACCCCACACTCATTTTCCCCCTCCTCCCCGTTAGGGGGGAGGGAGGGGAAAATGATGTGGGGATGGGGCGTGGGGAGGGGGGCAAGGCGGGAAAAAGGAGAAGAAAAGAGCCATCCGCACCCGTCACCCTCAGCGAACGATTCGACGCGAGGACGACCCCGCCCCGTTCGCTCTGCGCCCATGTTCGTTTCGGTTCGCGATTGCGGCTTCCGGAATGGCTCGACGCCTTCGGTTTTTTGCGTCCCAACCCCCCCCTACCAAGGAATCTCTTCCAATGTCGCAAAATAGTTTGCGGGGACGCAC